GAGGCCAGTGGTCCTGCGGCCACGTGGTCTGGCGACCTCGATGGTCTCGTGCAGCACTGGTTCGAGCCGAAGACTGACCGCAACTACTACAGGCGTGTGTGGCTCAACCAGCGTGTGGCTGGCCAGGGCATGGCGTTCGACAGCGTGAAGTTCGCCTCGCTTGCGGACCCGACCCACGTCGTCCCGGACCGGGCGCGAATCGCTCTCGGATTCGACGGGGCGCGAACCTCGGACGGAACCGCTATCATCGCGTGCGAGCTGGCTACCGGGCACTCCTGGACCGCAGGGTACTGGCAGGCTCCGCCCGGAGACGACGAGTGGGAGGTCCCTGCGCATGAAGTGGACCAGGTCGTCGCCTCGATGTTCGAGCGCTACAAGGTCGACCGGATGTACGCCGACCCGTTCTTCTGGACCACAGAGGTCGATGTCTGGCGGGGACGGTACGGAGACAAGAAGGTGGTGAGCTTCGCGACAACCAGCATGCAGCGCACCGGGCTGGCATGCATGGCTCTGGCGCAGGCCATCACCTCGGGAAGCATCTCGCATGACGGCGGGTCGATCCTCGTCGAACACATCGGGAACGCTGTGCGGCAGGACACGAACCTGAGGGCAGAAGACGGTGTACCCATCTGGGTCATCAGCAAGGACAGGCGCGGCTCGCCACGCAAGATCGATGCGGCCATGGCTATGGTGCTCGCTCACCAGGCCAGGAACGACGCCATCGCCAAGGGCGGTCTGAAGAGCTCAGGCCGCACCGCATCGTTCAACTAGGGAGGAACAGGACATGGCCGACGAGACGACGGAGTGGTGGAGGTCCCGCCTCACCGACAAGCTGCGTGACCAGCGGCTCTACGTCGAGGAGATGGAGGCATGGTACGAGGGTCACCACCCCCTGCCTGCAGCCGATGCGACCAACAGCGACCTGTACCGTCGCTTCCAGAAGATGTCGCAGACCAACCTCGTGCAGCAGGTCGTCAACGCGGTGGCCTCTCGGATGTCGGTGGAGGGCATCCGGATGGGTGACCCGACGGCTGACGAGGACGCGTGGTCGATGTGGCAGGCCTCGAGCATGGACGCCCAGCAGACCATGCTGATCACTGTCGCGCTCTACGCTGGCCTTGGCTACCTCTCGGTCTGGCCGGACGAGGACAACCCGACGGGCATCCGCATGGCTCCGGAGCACCCGGCGGAGATCGTCCACGAGATGGTCCCGGGCATGCTGGACCGCCGCGCTGCCGCGCTGAAGATCTACGAGGACAACATCGCCGGAGACTGGGTCGCCACGCTGTACCTCCCGACGCATGTCACGGAGTGGCGGTCCGCCGGAGGCTCCTGGGGCGCATGGGCGATGTGGACGGAGACCAACAGCTTCGAGAACCCCTTCGCCGAGGTGCCGGTCATCCCGCTGCTCAACAAGCCGACCCTGCGCGGCGGCTGGAGCTCCGAGATGCACGACGGGATTCCGATCCAGAGGCGCATCAACCAGACCCTGCTGAACATGATGGTCGCGCAGGAGGCTGTCGCCTTCCCGCAGCGGTGGGCGACTGGTCTGGAGATCGAGAAGGACGCCGAGGGGAACCCGAAGCGGCCCTTCAAGTCTGGCCCGGACTCCCTGTGGGTGTCGGAGGACGAGACCGCGAAGTTCGGTCAGTTCGGTGAGTCGCGCTTCGACGGATACCTCGGCATCCTGCAGAACGACGTCGAGTCGATGTCCGCCACCACCAGCACCCCGACGTTCGCTCTGTCCGCGAAGCTGTCCGTCCCGCCGTCCGCGGAGGCCCTCACAGCAATGGAGTCGTCCCTGGTCAAGAAGGTGGAGGACCGCCAGCGCGTGTTTGGAGAGGCCCTCGAGGAGGCCTTCAGGCTTGGCTTCCGCATGCTTGACGACCCCCGGGCCGACGCAATGGACGCCGAGGTCATCTGGAAGGACCCGAGGATCCGCTCCGACGCGCAGACCGCTGACTGGGTCACGAAGGCTGCCACCGTGGGTGTTCCGCAGGAGGCGCTCTGGGAGAAGCTCGGAGCATCGCCGCAGGAGATCGCCCGGTGGAAGGGCATGTCGATGTCGGAGGTCTTCCGCCAGCTGGTGGCTCAGGTCGGCCAGCAGGGGCAGGCCCAGCAGACTCCTGAGCAGACCGCCACGGTGGCCTGATGCCGAGTAGCACAGGTCGAGCTCTGTCGATCCAGCAGCAGTATGCTCTTGAGCTTGTCGCCGCATCTGCGGGGGACATGGCTTCCCAGCTCCTGCTCGCACAGTCGCAGTCGCTCAGTACGGAGGAGGCCGACCGTCTCGGTGCGGAGTACGAGACTCTGCTGACCGGGGCGCTGCTTGCGGTCGCAGCCATCCGCATCGGCTACCTCCAGGAGTTCGCAGCGGCGGAGGGTGAGGACCTGTTGGACATCCCTGCCCGGGCCATGGCCCCCACCGTCCAGGACGTGCTGGTGGGCGGCCAGACGGACCCCCTGCCCCCGGTGCGGGGCGTGGGCGCGGGAGTACCCACCATGCCTCAGGAGGCGCTCCGAGCGCCGAGCAACCAGGGAGCCATGCGGGCGGCGCTGGCGCAGCTCGAGCGGGACATGCGTGACAACGTCCCAGACGCTCTCCCACGTGCTCAGAAGTCCATTGCCGACTGGACCGAGAGCACCGCGATGTCCGCAGCCGACTGGACCGACGCGATGGTGCTCCGCCCGAACGGGCGCATCGCTGCCCTCCGCCGAGTTGCCCACCCGGGTGCGTGCGACCGCTGCATGAACTGTGCTGGGGTCTTGATCTTCAAGTCCTCCCCGCGTCCTCGGCACCCGCAGTGCCACTGCAGCTTCGAGCCTGTCTACCTGACGGACCCGGAGTACCAGAAGCGGCTCGCCAGCTACCGGAGCAACGCAGCGGCTGTCGGAGCACGCACCGGACGCTATGCTCGTGATATGCGGCAGCGCGGTCGTCGACAGCTCGAGGAGGCGCGTCAGCGGGACGAGAGCGTGTTCCTCCAGGACGCGTGGCAGAGCTTCCTCGCGGACGAGCAGACCCGGCTGTCGAAGCTCGTCAAGTCCGTCTCGTCCAACACCTACCGCCAGTGGGCGGTCATGACTTCGGCCAACCAGGCCGAGGCTGTCAGCGACCTGCTGCCAGTGATCATTCGCAACTGAAGGAGCACCAAATGTCCGTACCCGCACCCGAGGGAACCCCTCCGGCTGACCCCACCCCTCCGGCTGACGGCACTCCGCCCGACGACGGCACTCCCCCCGCTGAGGGCGAGGGCACCGAGGAGACCACCCTCGAGAAGACCCTCCGCAAGGAGCGCGACGAGCGCAAGCGGCTCGAGGGTGTGCTGAAGGCTCGCGAGCAGGAGGACGAGAAGGCTCGCCTCGCCGCCATGGACGACAACGCCCGGGCGATCGAGGAGGCCAAGGCTGCAGCTCGGGCCGAGACGGCCTCGGAGTACGAGCAGCGCATCCTGGGCCTGCGTGCGCAGTCCCGTGCGTCCTCGTTCCACGATCCTGACCTGGCGGTGAAGCTCTTGGAGCTCAAGGGTGATCCGACGGACGCTGAGATCGACGCGGCACTTGCAGCTCTTGCGAAGGACAAGCCTTACCTCGTCAAGACTGCCTCCGGAGTGCCGCCCACCCCTCAGGGTCCGCGCTCCCCGGCAGGTCAGGCTGGAGATCCGAACGACTGGCTCCGGCGCACGGTGGCCGCGAAGAGCTGACCCTCTCGCACGCCCCTCGGAAGGCTATCCTAACTCGGCAGGGAGTTGGGGTAGCCTTCCGTCGTGCGATGCGCTATCGTGGCCTCGGCTGTAGCTCCGGAGATCACCGCGATGGTGACTCCGACTGCAGGCCCCGGCCACGGCGCGATGCCGCAGGTGCGAGTATCCTCTCACAACCAGCGATGCGCCAACTGACGGCGCACCCCCACAGAGAAAGGGAGCCGTCATGGCCCTGCCCACAATGATCACCCGCGACTCGGGCACCGATGCCCTGGTCCCTGAGCCGTTCTCGGCAGAGGTCATCAAGGAGCTGCCGAGCTCGTCCGCAGCCCTGACCCTCTGCCGTCGGGCGCGCATGTCCACCAAGACCAGCCGCCAGCCCGTCCTCTCGCTGCTCCCGCAGGCCTACTGGGTCGCCGGGGACACGGGTCTCAAGCAGACCACGAAGACCGACTGGGAGAACCTCGAGCTCGTCGCCGAGGAGATGGCCGTCATCGTCCCGGTCCCCGAGGCCTACATCGCCGACTCCGGCGTCCCGATCTGGGACGAGGTCCGTCCGGTAGTCGTGGAGGCCTTCGGCGCCAAGCTCGACCAGGCCATCCTGTTCGGCACCAGCAAGCCGTCCACGTGGACGTCCGCCGCTCTCGTCCCCGGTGCGATCGCTGCCGGCAACGCCGTCGAGAACGGCGACAACGAGGACATCGGCCAGGACATCGCCGCCATGGGCGAGCTTCTCGCGGAGCAGGGCTACACCCTGAACTCCTTCGCGTCGAAGCCCGGTTTCAACTGGCGGCTCGTCGGCCACCGCACCAAGACCGGGGACCCGATCTACGGTGCGCGCGACATCTCGCAGGGGACCCCGTCGTCCATCTTCGGTCGCCCCAACGCCGAGATCGAGAACGGCTCCTGGGCGTCCGACCAGGCGCTGCTCCTGGGCGGCGACTTCACGAAGGCGATCGTCGGCATCCGCCAGGACATCACCTTCAAGGTGTTCACCGAGGGCGTCATCACCGACGACCAGGGTGTCGTGCTGCTGAACCTCATGCAGCAGGACGCGGTCGCGATGCGCTTCGTGATGCGGGTCGGCTACGCGCTGGCCAACCCGGTGTCGCCGCTGGCGGCCATCGCGGATCGCTTCCCCTTCGCGGTGCTGCAGCCCGACACCACCCCGTGATGTAGCGGTGGGGGAGGGTGGAGCGTTGTGCTCCTTCTCTCCGCTCTCCCCCACCCTACGCTGCCCTGACGAGACCCATTGAGGGAGGACCTCCATGACCGACTGCCAGCCTCTGATCACCCCAGAGTTTCTGCACACGGTCACGGGGGTCGACGTGTCAGATCCCACGGCTGCTGAGGCCATCATCACCATCGCGTCGACGCTCATCGGCGAGGAGCTCGGGGCCTGCGTGGACCCGGCTTCCGCCAGCATGAAGATCCGTATGGTGTGCGCGCAGTACACCGCCTTCTGCATGGGTGATAGCGGAGGAGCCTCTCCGAGCGGCATCCGCGCCGAGCAGGTGGGCGACTACCGGATCGAGTACCAGTCCAACGGCGACGATCGGTTCAACCTCCAGGTCCTGCGGGACATGCTCGCCAGCATGTACGGCGGCTCCTCCTACTCCGTCGGCACGCTGGAGAAGCGACGCGAGTCCCTCATGCCGCAGTACGAGTGGTTCAACCACAGCCAGGGGACCCAGCAGGAGCTCTTCTACGACGATGGGCCCTACGACGAGGGCATGCTGGTCGCGGTCATCCCGTCGACCCCGGAGCCTGTCTCCTTCCCGTGGTACCCCGTCATCCCTCAGACCCCCGAGGTCGCTCCCCCGGCTCCCGACACCGGGCTGCCGGCGACCGACGGCGACCTCCTCGTGGACCTGTACCAGGGGGTCTACGTCCGGGTCCGCTCGAGCGACCCCATCCTGTACGACCACGCGGCGCACTGGATGGGCCTGAAGCTCGCCACGGAGCCAGGTCCGGAGGGCGCGGTGTTCGCCGACACAGGTGCCCTGCGGGATGCAGGCGGAGAAGTCTGGTTCGACCGCGACGGCAACATCGGCAAGATGATGACGAACGTCCCGGCTCCGCTGGCGGCGACGAACCTCGCGACGTGGCTGGACCAGGATCGCGTCGTGCAGGTCCTGATCGACGGCGCGGACCACCTCCACCCGAACCTCAACATCATCACGACGAAGGTGCCACACGGATGATCGAGAGCCTGCTCGACAAGCCTGTCGACCTCGAGTACCGGAACCCCTCCGGCGCTCAGGACGACTACGGCCAGCCTGTGGGCGGGCACCAGATCCTCCCTGGGGTCTGCTACTTCAGCCTCATGACGACCGACGACATGGACGCGATCGCCCGGGAGCAGCTGGACGTCAAGGTCTACCTTCCGGTCACCACCGACACCTTCCGGCTGCAGGCCGTGATCATCGACGGCGCTCGGTTCGAGGTTCAGGGCACACCCTTCCGCCAGTGGAACCCCCGTACCCGCAAGGATGCCTTCTGGGTGCTCTCGGTGCGGAGGGCAGAGTCGTGATCCGGGTGGAGTACAAGCCAATCAACGTCGACGCGATCGTGGATGCGACCGCCGAGGTCCCGGCTGTCCGGGCTGCCTGCGACGGCATGGCCAAGGCTGTGTCCGCCTCTGCCGAGAAGAACCTCCGGGCCTACAACGGCATGGGTGGCGATGCCACGAACAAGCTGCGTCTGAGCACTGCAGGGTTCATCACCACCAAGCCTGTCAAGGACTTCAAGCGGTCCACCGGGACCACCATCCCCGTGGCGCTTGCCACCGCTGACAGCAAGTACTCAGCCTGGTTCGAGTGGGGACACGGGCGGCGCATCCAGGCCACAGGGTTCATGCTGAAAGCCGTTCAGTCGGCCCGGGGGCGGGGTCGATGGACCCGCTGGGGCAATACAGGAGGGTCGGAGTCATGATCGACCTCGTGGCGGAGTTCGTCCGGGTGGTCCACGACGACCCGGAGCTGTCGGCTGCTCTCGGGACTCGAGTCTATGGCTTCCGGATCCCTGAGGACGCCGATCCTCCAGCGGACACACCCCTCGCGCTCGTGACGCCGTTCCAGGTCGTGCCGGCAGCCCGACCGACCTCGGAGTGGTGGAACGGCCTGCTCTCCATAGACTTCCACAGCGAAGACCCGGCGACGTCTCTCCGGTTGGCCGACCGTATGATGAAGCTCGCCCCCACGATTGTCGGAGTCCGCAGCACCTGTGTGGTCTCCGATTGCCAGGTGGAATCTCGACAGCCGATCGTAGATGATGGCTGGACGCCCACCCGGTTTCGCCAAGTCGTGACTGTCAACCTGACAGCGCGAGAGCCTTAGAAGGAGGAAACATGGCGATCGACGGAACTGAGGTTCGCGTTGCCGGTGCTGGGCACGTCTACATGGCACCCAAGGGCACCGCGCTCCCGACGGACCTGGTGACCCCGCTCCCGGCGGAGTGGGTCGACCTGGGGTACGTCACCGAAGACGGTGTCGGCTTCAGCTTCGGTCGGGAGACGACCGACCTCAACGCATGGCAGGGCAGCAAGGTCCGCGTCCTGACCACGGCGGAGCCTGCCTCTGTCAACTTCGCACTCATGCAGACCAACGAGGACGTGCTCCCCGTGGTCTTCGGCGGCGGCGCGGTGGCGGAGTCCGGCACCGGGACCGACAAGGTCTACACCTTCACGCCTCCGGCGGAGGGCGTCAACACGGAGCGCTCCTGCGTCATCGAGTTCAACGATGGCGACATCAGCTACCGCTACTGCATGTCCCGCGTGCAGCTCGAGGGCAACGTCGAGTTCACGCTGGTCCGCACCGGGGCGCTCACCTACCCGCTGACCTTCGGCGTCCTCGCGGCGGACCCGAAGTTCACGATCGTCTCGGACGACCCGGCGCTCGCGTCGACGGTCACCCCGTAGCACGATCTGCCGGGGGGCGCTCTTGCCTCGAGCGTCCCCCGGTGCCCCCATCCACGGCAGGCTCTGGAAGGAGCACAGAATGGCAACGAAGTTCAAGGTCACGATCGGCGAAGAGACCGTCACCTACACGGTGAAGCCGAAGCACATCCTCAAGTCCGAGCGGCTCGGCAAGGACGACTCTCCGGTGGAGGGAACCTACCACCTCGCGTGGTACGCCTCCGGCACCGACCTCCCGTTCGAGGAGTGGATCGACTCGGTGGACGACATCGAGCCCATCCTCCCCGACAGCGAGAAGGAGGACGAGGAGGACATCCCCCCTACCACCGCCGGATCGCGACGCTCGCGGCCCACACAGGGATAGCTCCCCGGGCGCTGGCGCAGGAAGACGAGGAGATGCTGGTGGCCCTGGAGATCGCGGTCCGGAAGAAGATGGACAGCTGGACCACCGAGCGTGAGCTCGCGGCAACCACCGTTGAGCTCACACATTCTCTCCTCCTGACTCTGCTGAAGGTCAACGGAGCGAAGAACGTCGGCAAGCCCCTCCACGTCCCTCGCCCGTGGGACGCGGTGGACAACAAGCCGAAGCTGATGACGATGGGGCAGTTCGCCCGACAGTCGATGGGAGCGGGACATGGCTGAGCAGGTAGGTGGCCTCTACGTCACCGTTGGCGTTGATGCCAAGAAGGCCATCCTCGAAGCCAAAGAGCTCAACGAGAAGCTCTACGCCATCTCCCGCACCATCGCTGGGCTGAACAAGTCGACGAACCTCGACGGCCTGACCCGGCAGCTGAAGAAGGCGAACGCCGAGGCCACGAAGACGAAGGCCTCACTCGCATCCGCAGGTACGGGTGGAGGGTCCAAGGCGAACGCCGAGGCCCTGAAGCTGCTGGAGCAGCAGCAGAAGCAGATGAACGACCTGCGCGCTCTGGACAACAAGGCGCAGATCGAGGCTGCCGCAGCGCAGGCCGTCGCTCGACAGAAGGCAGCGCAGGCCGCTGCAGCTGAGCAGAAGCGGCTGGCCCAGCTGACGATGCAGCAGCTCGAGAAGGAGATTGCGGCTACGGCTGCTGCAGCGGAGGCGCAGGTCAAGGCAGCCCAGCGGGAGGTTGCTGCAGCCACGAAGGCCACCGCGGAGATCGGCGCGGCGCACCGGGCGCTGACGAAGGAGATCCAGGCCGACTACGACCGTCAGGCCCGGGCTGCCGAGAAGGCTGCCGCGAGGGAGACGAGGGCTGCAGCCGCTGCCGCGAGCTCGCGCCGTGGCGCCCTGAAGCGTGGTGGGGCGGACTTTGCCTCTGCAGGCGCTGCAGCGGTCTCCGGGAACGCTGGCTACGCTCTCGCCAACGTGGCCCAGGGCGTAATCAAGATGTCGGGTGCGATCACCGGAGCCAGCAAGGCAGCCATGGGGCTGTCCCTCGGATTCGGAGCGATCGCGGCGGCGGGGCTGGCAGTTGAGGCCGTCATCGCCGGGGTCACGATCAAGGTGGCGGAGTTCGGCATCAAGACGGCAGCCTCCTTCGAGACTCTGCAGATCCAGCTCGAGGGTCTGCTGGGGTCGGCGAAGAAGGGCAAGGAGGAGATGGACTTCCTGCTCAACCTCGGGCAGACCTCCATCGTTCCGACCGAGTCCCTGATCGCCGCGAGCCGCCAGCTGGCCGCGTTCGGTGTGGAGAACACGAAGCAGCGGCGCGATCTCGTGCAGTTCATCTCAGACTTCGGAACTGCGACCTCCGCCACTGAGCAGCAGATCTACTTCCTGGCTCTGGCTGTGGGCCAGGTCGCCGCTCGCGGCAAGGCCGACATGGTCGACCTGAAGCAGCTCGGCAACGCCGGCATCAAGACCATCGACATCTACAAGGCGGTGGGCAAGGAGATCGGCAAGCCGTGGGAGGAGGTCCGGGACGGCGTCAAGGATGGCATCATCACTGCGGACCTGTTGATCGCGGCGCTGGCCTCCCTGGACGAGAAGTACCAGGGGACCGCGAAGAAAGCGATGAAGTCCACCAACGGGCTGCTCGCCAACATCAAGGACGTCGTCACGGTGGGCATGGGCCGAGCGTTCGAGAGCCTCAACAAGCAGGTAGGTGCGGTCCTCCAGGACGTCATCGACGCGCTGAAGAAGGTTGACTTCTCCCAGATCGCCATCGCGATCCAGAACGTGATCAGCAACATCAACACCGCGCTCGGAGGGGTGCCGGACGCGGGAGACGCGACGGTGACGTTCTTCAACAAGACCCTCCCCGACGCGATCCGGTTCGTGGGTAACGACATCGCCACGCTGGTCAAGGACATCCGCGTCGCCTTCCTGGCTGTGCAGACGGCGGGGCTGGCTGTGGAGGTTGCCTTCCACGGCATCGCTGCAGCTATCGTCACCATTGCCATCGCAGTCTACGACTCCGTCAACGCGATGACGCTCGGGCTTGGTGGGCTGGTGGACTCCGCCACCCTGAAGATCCGCGACACTCTGGTGTCCGCTCAGCAGGATGCGGCGGCTGCCGGCAACGCAGCTATCGACCAGCTCATCATCAAGAACGACGAGCTCAACGCGCTGTGGGCGACCCCCGTCAACAAGGAGCTGACCTACTCCATCAGCTACGCAGGAGCCTACGGACCGGGCGGCTCGGTCTACAACAGCCAGCTGGGTCCCTACGTCCTCGACGCGATGAAGCCGAAGCCGGAGAAGCCGCCGAAGATCGACCCGGTGGGCGGATCGAGCGGCAGCAGCGGTGCTGCCAAGGTCAACCCGATGATCCAGAAGCTGAAGGACCTTGTCTCCGCGATCAAGGAGCTGGTGACGCAGTCCATGCGTGGCCGGGACTCCCTGCGGGAGATGTTCCAGGTGCCCTTCGCCTCCAAGGTCGTGCAGGGTGGTGGGCAGGCGATCACGGCGGCGAACAAGGCCTTCGCATCTGGGGATGTGGACACGATCGTCTCGCAGTACAAGGAGGCGCGGCAGGCTCTCGAGGACTTCTACGCGGTGGGCGTGCAGCGCGGCTCCAAGGCGAACCGCAAGGCGATGCTCGCTCAGCGCAAGGAGGACGTCGCCTTCCTCAAGCGTCAGACCGGGGAGCTCGTGCGGCTCGCCACGGCGCGTGCCCAGATGGAGCAGCAGCTCGCGGACGCGGAGGAGGCCTACAACAAGCAGGTCGACGCGATCCAGAAGAACCGCGACGCTCAGCAGAAGCAGTACGACGCTCAGCAGAAGGCCATCGCCCGGCAGTATGACGACTACTACACCGCGACGTCGGCCACCACAGGCACCTTCACCAAGGGTGCGATCAACGTGGCACAGGATGCTCTCGATGCAGCTACGGATGCATACGACAAGGCCAAGGAGAAGCTCGACGAGCTGACGGCAGCACGGGACGAGTTCCTCTCCTCGCTGAAGGAGATGGCCTACAACTTCGTCAACGACCTGTCGAAGGTCAACGAGGAGATCACCCGCTTCACCCGGCTGGACGCCATCGGGTCCTTCTCGTCTGTTACGGAGAACGTCGCCAGCACCAAGTCGTTCACGCAGGGACTCAAGGACCGTCTGGCAGCGTTGAAGGACTTCGCCGCGAACGTCGCCACCCTGACGTCCGCTGGGCTGGACAAGGGCCTGCTGCAGCAGATCCTGCTTGGTGGACCGGAGGAGTCCGGTGCCCTCGCGAAGTCCCTCGCAGGTGCCTCGGCAAGTGAGATCGCCGACATCAACGCCATCCAGGCGGACCTCGCCTCAACCGTCTCAGGCATGCAGAGGGAGTCTTCAGCGGCCTGGTTCGACGCCGGCATCGCCGCGCAGGAGGCCTTCACCTCCCCGCTCAAGGCAGCGATGGACGCGGCGCAGAAGCAGGTCGACAGCCTCAACCAGCAGAAGGATCTCGCGCTTGGGATCCTGGAGGCCTGGAACACCGACCAGACTGCGATGTACGATGCGCAGGAGGAGGCTGCAGCTGCGCACTACCAGGAGATCCAGGACAACATGGTCGCGGCCATGAAGCTGAACCAGCAGCGTATGCAGCAGCTGGCTGACCAGATCGACGAGCGGATGAAGGTCCTGCCGGACAACGCCTACGCTCAGGGGCTGGCGGTCATCGATGGGCTCATCAAGGGCCTCGGAGACTCCGACAAGCTGAAGGAGCTCAAGGCCGCAGCCCGGGCGATGGCGCAGGAGATCAAGCGGTCCGTCAACGAGACGCTCGGCATCAGCTCCCCGTCTCGGGTCATGATCGAGTCCGGATACAACGTTGGCCTCGGCCTTGCCGCAGGAATGGGCCTCTCCGAGCCTCTCGTAGCCGACTCAGCTAGTAGCCTTGCCAGGGCGGCTATAGGTACACTGGGCGGCGACGGAGCGGCTCTGAGCGGCGGAGATACGCTCGTCAAGGTCTTCATCGGGGAGCGCGAGCTCACCGACATCGTGGACTACCAGATCGAGAGGGCAGACGCGACCAGCGGCTCCTTCGTGATGACAGGACGGAGGCTCTGATGGCGATCACCCTGACGATCAACCCGGACGCCCGGAGGCGGCGCTGCTTCATCATCGTGGACGCTCCGGTCGGATCCGTCATCACCCTGTACAGGATCTCGCAGCAGGGGCGGACCGAGGTCCGAGGCGTGGTGGACTTCACGACCACGAACCAGCAGACCATCTTCGCCGACTACGAGCTCCCCCAGCTGACCAACATCACCTACCAGGCCGTCAGCGCTACCGAGGCCTCCGCTCCTGTCGCCGCTGGGCAGTTCGACTTCGGCGGTGACGTCATCTTCGATCTCGGCAAGCCGTGGGCGGGCCTCGTGGTGCTGGTGGAGTCGTTCCCACAGCAGGACTACGACATCGCCCGGGACGTCGCCAACGTGTGGGACCGCCCGGACCCGGTGGTAGTCTCGGGAGAGCGACAGCTCCCCTCCGGAACCCTCAACCTGCTGACGCTCTCGGTGGGCGACCTGGGGGCGCTGAAGGACACCCTGTTCACTGGCAACGTCGTCGCCTTCTCTCCCCACGACCCCCGCTACGGCGTCGACAGCCCGAGCTACTACTCCGTCGGCAAGGTGTCGGAGGTCCGGACGTCCACGTTCGCGCTGGAGGAGTCCCGTCGCTGGGCGCTCGACGTCCAGCAGGTCGAGCCTCCCCGCTCCTCCTACATGTACCCGTCCGGCAACCGGACATGGCAGAACGTCCTGGACGAGGGCGCGTGGTCCGCGCAGCTCACCCGGCGCTGGTTCGAGGTCGCAGGCTTCTGATGCTGACCGCGACCCCACTGTTCTCCGAGGCCCTGAGGTACAGCCATCGTGCCCTCACTCGGGTGACGCTGATGCTCCCCGGGGAGACCAGTGGGTTCGTGGACGGCCCGGTGTTGAGCGTGTCGTCCGGCTCTCTCAGGATCGACGGTACGCGCAACGTCTGGCGCTCTGGCAACATGACCCTGGTCCCCATCGGCTCAGTGGACCGGGACGACCTCGTGGCGATCGACAGCACGTCGCGGCTCCGCATCGAGCGCGGCATCCGCTACCCCAACGGGCGGGACGAGTGGGTGACCATCGCGCTGGTGCAGGTGACGGAGGCCAGCCTGAGTCTGAAGGAAGCCGCCATCAGCGTGGCCTTCTCTGACCTCGGGTCGCTGGTGGAGGACTTCAAGCTCACGACCCCCTACGTCCCACAGGACATGGACGGCAACTGGATGACGACGGTTGACGCCATCAAGGACCTCGTGAAGCTCGCTGTGGTCTGGGACGTCGTACCGGACTGGGTCATTGATCCGAGCATCGACCAGGTGGTGAAGCCCATCACGACGACGGTGTTCACGGGGTCGCGGTGGGAGGCCATCAAGACCCTCTCGGACTCCCTCGGAGCGGTCACCTACTTCCGACCTGACGGCCACTGGGCCATCCGCAGCGCCGAGGCGAACCTCGCCAACCCGGTGATGCACTTCTCCATCGGGCGTGACGGCGTCGTGGTGGACTACGAGCGCACCATCTCCCGTACCGATCAGTACAACGCGATCCCGCTCCGCTGGGAGTCCCCCAACATCGGCGGACTGGTCTTCATCGTCGACGCGGACCCCACCTCCCCCACCTTCTGGAACGGGCCTTTCGGTCGCCACCCGAAGGACGAGGAGAACAACGACACCATCGTGACGGAGGGTCAGGCGATCTCCGCAGCCCGGGCGCTCCTGGACCAGTACCGTGGACGAGCCGCCAGCATCAACTTCTCCTCTGTGCACAACCCTCTCCTCGAGCCTCTGGACGTCATCACCCTGGAGGCTGGCAGCCAGTCCGAAACACATATCGTGGACAGTATCGATTACCCACTTGCAGGGGGTACGATGCGGGTCAAGACCCGACTCGTGCGACAGGTGGTGAACACGTGAAGTCCTCCGACGCGATCATCGCGCACGCCGTCCGCAAGTCCCTGAACGATTCTGCCGTGATGCGCTACGGGACCGTCAAGGAGGTCGCCCCCGACGGACGGCACGTGACCGTCACGCTCGGGGACGTCGACGTGCCGAACGTCGCGTGCGTGGGCAGCTTCTACAACCCCGTGGTCGGAGCTCGAGCTTGGCTCGTGATCCAGGGGACGACGCTGGTCGCCATCGGCTCGGACATCGTGGCGCAGCCGGGCACGGGCCTGCCGGGTCCGCAGGGTCCAGCTGGCGCTCCTGGAAGTATCGGAGAGCGAGGCCCTGCCGGGCCAGCCGGAGCCCAGGGGCCAAAGGGCGACACCGGAGCTCAGGGTCCCGCTGGAGTGGGACTGGGCAACCTTGACGGGGGCCACCCCGACAGCATCTACACACCGATCCCGGTGGTCGACGGAGGGCGGGTCTGATGGCGGTCAACATCCAGGTGCGGCGCGGAAGCGCAGCTGAGTGGACGGCAGCGAACCCTCTCCTCGCGGAGGGGGAGATCGGCGCGGAGCTCGACACCCACAGGTGGAAGCTCGGCGACGGGGTGACCCGGTGGAACGTCCTCCCCTACTCGACCGGATCCGTGGGTCCGCAGGGACCTGTGGGCCCAGCTGGACCTCAGGGGGAGATCGGCCCCGTCGGTCCTACAGGCCCACAGGGAGAGATCGGCCCGGTCGGTCCAGCATCCACGGTGCCGGGGCCTGTCGGCCCCGAGGGGCCACAGGGCGTGGTCGGTCCTGTCGGTCCCCAGGGTCCCCAGGGTGATGCCGGCCCGAAGGGTGACACAGGTGACGTCGGTCCGGCTGGTCCGGTTGGTCCCAAGGGCGACACGGGCACGGGGATCCCAGCGCTGGACGTGGCCGATGCCGGCAAGACCCTGGTGGTCAACGCGACAGGCGACGGCCTCGACTTCGCTCAGCAGGGCGGTGGCGGTGGCCGGGACTACCGCCTGGAGAGGCTGTTCAAGTTCTACGACTCCACCCCACAGGCTCCCCCGGGCGCAGGACGCATGGCGATCGGAGCTGGCTCCACCGCTGGTGCGACTGTGCTGCTGGGCTTCGACAACCATGACGCGGATGGCCTCCCGTGGGAGATCAACGCTGAGGCCGGAGACACGGTCGTGGTGGCGTCGTTCGGAGCTGGCGACTACGAGTGGGTCGGCACGGTGAAGACCCCTCTGGCGGACGGGGGGCAGGGCAACTGGACGCTCGCCTGTCTGTTCGTCTCGAGCTCGGGGACGAAGCCTACGCTGCACTCGGATGCGCTGCTGCGGGTCAC